TTATTAAAGTTCCGTCATTTTGGTCCATTATTCCCCATAAACAACAGCTTTCTGCAGCGTATCCATAGTCAACTGCTTTTACTCTTTCCCAGTGTAAAGGTAATTCAAACGGAGTAATCACATGATGCAGTGGGTCAAACTCTACAAATGCTGCACCTTCTGCTACATCCCAGTTACCTTCAAGCAATTGTCTACGTTGAATCGGTGGTAAAGACTTAAGCATTTGCTCATAGACACCATCTTCTGCAAGGTATGGGTTATCAGCTAACTTAGCCGGAATAAACTTACGTGTTAAACCATCGTTACCGGCAAAAGATTTATTATGCTCTGAAGGTTCTATGTATCTTTTTTTAACCCAATGCGAACCAACACCACCGGGATTAGCAGTACAGCGAAGGTATGTTTGTATTTCTGGGTCGGTTGTTCTAAGTCGTGAAGCAAGATAGTTCCAGCTAAACTCTGTGGGTAAGTGAGTAATCTCATCAAAGCCTATCCAACTGTACGCTTGTCCTTGATATCTGTATACGTCTGCATCTCTCTCAAGGAAACCAAACTCAACCTTTGCACCACTTGGAAAGTTCCAAAGCTTTTCAACTTCTCTGAACTTAGCACCGGGAAAGGCTTGTGGATATAACTCACGAGACTTATCAATCATCTCCCTTAGTTCTGGCATAGAACGTCTAAGGATTAAAGCACGATGAGCTTTCTTGTGGCAATACCTGAGTGGGTCTACAATCATAGCAAAAGATTTACCACCACCGGCAGCTCCACCATACAACACATCTTTCTCACCGGCAGCAAGGAAGTCTGTCTGTGGACCTTCGTTAGCGTGGAACAAGACTGTATGGTTGTCTAAATTTTCTTGTACAGCTTTTGGAAGATTGTCAAGTTCATCTTCAGTGACAGGACCTTCTACAGTCTTGTCAAGTTTTTGAATTGTTTCTTTTTGTTTTTTAAACGATTGTCTAGCGTTGTTAAGCTTGGCTTCAAGCTTTTTAATGTTACGCTGTTTACGACCTACCGTAGCACGTGCAGCCTTAATAGCTTTTTCGGTGCTGGTCTTAGGTCGACCTGCTTTCTTTTTAGGAGTTCCGTCTTTCTTTAAGACAAAGTTACCATCATCATCTTGCAAGTAGAGATGAGGATTCCTCTCCCAGTCTTTCGTTTCGTTTTCCATATTTTTTATCTACGTGTTTCTTGAGACCGGGAGTAGAAATTCTTCTGTCGGTTTTATATTCTAACCAATCACATGCAGCCTGAAGTGATACCTCTTCGTTGACTATCATGTTCTCAGCAATTTGTAATGCTTCTAGTTCCTCTTCAATAGGTTTAAGAAATCCAGTAACCTCATCGAACTCATACCCGAATGGTATGGTAGAGGTGTTTCTTTTAATGTAACCTTCGGGAACTAAGTTCATATTAAATAATCCACATAATAATAAAAGCTGATATAAATCCTATACCACACATAACACCCCAGACTTGCATGTCTGTAAGGTCATTGGTATTAATCATACTATTTACTTTTTTTTCTAGTAGTTCTTTTAACATTTGTTTTCCTCTTTGTTGTTTGTTTTTTTGGAGCTAGAGCTTTTTTGAATAACTTACTATAAGCTTTCTTTACTGCTTCTAACCATTTATTAATCATTGTCATTGTTGTTTTCCTCAGTTTTCTTTTTACCGAATATTCTATCCCAGTTATCTCTGTAATCTTGTGTATAGAATCCGGGTCTGGGATTAGCACCCTTACTTCCGTGTGTATTTTTATAGATCGGTGATCTAAATGTTATTGGCTTTTCGTCACTGCCTATTTGTTTACCCATCATCTTTTCCTTGCATACATTTGTGCCATTCTTCTAAGACTACTTCTTCAGAGTAAGCAGCATAATAAATGTCTTTACATTTTTCAAACTCGTTGTTGTTTGGTGTGGTTACGCAACTCATCAACAAAACTAAACTAACTATTCGTATTACCACTTCACCTTGTTAGCCCAGTATGCTGCAGACAACACACCTTTGGCAATGTTCTTAGCGTGACGAGCTTTAAAAGATTTTCTTTTCATTTTAGTTTTACGAGACTCACCTGCTTTAGGTTTACCTGCAGTCTTAGCACCCTGCTGTCCAAATCTAATAGTTTTAATTGTACTGCCTGATTTAGCTACAACAATATGTGACTTAGTAGGATGATTAGGAGTACGCTTGGGTTTGTTATAACCACTGACTCCTGCTCGTTTTAATCTACCATCAGCTTTACCACCCTTTTTAAGTGGAAGTCTACCTTCTGTCATTTGTTTGTTCATTTGTCTCATTGGTATAATTAAATCACTAATTTTTTTAGATGCTGCTGTAGCTTGTTTTTCTCTATTATCTCCTTCAAATACAATATAATCTTTTTTCAACATTGCTTTTTTTAAAGCATCATCATTAGATAATTGAACAAGCTTACCATTTTGTTCTCTAATAGTAGGGTATAAATATTCTTTATCGTCTACATTAGACGATGCTGTCAGTAGTGTATGTTTGCCATATTCATCCTCTAAAAACTTACCACCGGGTTGAGTAGCTCTTTTAAACCAAGACTTATCTTCAACCATGTTAATAACTTCCGCATCTGTTAAACCGCCTTTGTTTTTTCTGTATCGTGCTGTTTTTTCTGCAATCTTTTTAGGTTGAGCTGAGTGTTGCTTACCGGCAGCTTTGTCTTTACGTTTAGCTGCTGTAGTAGCCGCATACTCTGAATCGCTTAAAGCTTCTCTAGCTTTTTCAGGTAAATATCTTTCTCCAGTTTTACTAGAAGGTTTTCCAGACTTAGTTCCCCACTTTTGTTTACCCCAATTAAGTAAAGACTTTTGAGATTTTGCAAGTGCCATTACTTGTATCCTCCACCTTTAGCTTTGTATTGTTTTGCTAAAGCTTGGGCTTTACGAGCAGACCATTGTCCAGCTCCAGTACCATGAGATGCTTGAGCTTTTATCCGATTGAAAAGTTTCTTTCTCATTCCCGGCTGTGTATAGTTTCCGGCTGCATTAACTTTTGATTTAGCTTTACCGCCACTTCTAAATTGTAATCTTTCTAATAACATTAGTGCATTGTCCTATCTTCTTCTTTAGGTATTGTATTTAAGTATTCTTTTTCTAGATCATCATCCACATAGATGCTGTCTAACTCACCCACCACAACTAAATGGTTCTGGGCTGCAGCTATCTCTGCTTTCTCATATGATGAAGCTACAATATTAGGACCTGCAAAGGTTGTACCGTAGGCTTCTATCTCAGTCAGAAATATCTTCACTTATATCCTCATATTCTCCTTCCGTAATGTCAATCGCCTTTTTCTCTGGGAGAATAAATATACCACCACCGGTATTATGATTAACATCTATCCTATCTGTCTTACTAACTCCTACACGATCTAGTATCGTTTGTGCAGCTTGTAACTTATAATTAGCTTGAGGTATCGGCTTGTTAGACTTCAAAACCTCTATAATCTTGAACGCTGCTGTAGGGGCTTCCCTTGCAAGTACGTTTTGGGCTAAATCTACTACTTCTTCTTTTAAACTTTTTAGTACTTGATAGTGATTGCCGGAGTAACCTGCAAGTTCGGCTGACTTTTTAAAGTCTCCTCCTGTATCCACGAGGTGACTCAAGAACGCTTCCTGCTTTTCAGTTAGGTTCTTGTCTTTTGATTCAGCTAAATAATTGGTTGCCATGTAGGTATTATAGAGGTATATTGCAAATTTGTCAAGTCTTTGTAAAGTTTTTTACTTTATTTCGCAAATGACTTGACAAAACCGAAATAAATGTGTACAATAGAATTGTAAGATTCCCCCGGGTTATATATATATATCTAACACCCAGTCTTACGTCACAAACTTATTCAAAATATCATAACTCATAGGCGAAATTATTGCATACCGGGCAATCTGGTTAATGTTGTAAAACCTTGTGAAATGTATATGATTTATATATATAGGGGGTGGGGGTGGGGTGGGTGTCCTGCCTACCCCTTATAATGGAACATCACTACAATTTATAAAGGTACATCAAGACTTTACCAGCTTTTGAAAAGGTACAAGACTTTACAAGGTGGCAAAAGGTACAGCACTTTGCGAAGTTTAAAAAGGTACAGCACTATATAAAGTTTTAAAAAAGGTACAAGACTTCACAAGCTAGTTAATGAACCTGAAACAACCTTATGAAGTCCTTATGAATTATTAAATACTTCGTAAACTTCATAAGCTTTGGACACTTCACCACGTCACAAAGTTGTAACAAACCTTGACATTTGAAAAAACCCTTTTTGAAAAATTCCTTCTCGTCACTTTTTACCCTCTTAAAATGTCCTCTGAAACATGCATGGTTACAGCATTCTTGCAATGAGTTATTTATTAGCGTTAAAATACCCTTAATTAAACAGCCCTTTATTAGGGGCATAACAAAAGGGAAACAATATGGAAACAATAATCAACTACAAAGGCTACTCAGTAACTTGTTATGGTGGTTCTAAAGGACTACAAGAAGATGATAATATTATTATGGCTTGGTATGATAAAGGTTCTGATTCAGACTATGAAGGCGATATTGAGAATTGGAACTATAAAACTGAAAAGCCTTTTAATAATTGGACTGATGCTGTGCATTACTTGGTAGACCTTGAACGCTTTGATGATATTATGCAATTAGAAGCCTGTTAATCTAACCACCACTAACAAAGCTCCTTTATTGGGGCTTTTAGTGGTATAAACAGGAGATAAAATTATGAATACATATGAAATAGGGCTTAATAATGAACTTGATATTAGTAATTTATTACAGGCTATAGGAACGAATGACATTGATGCAGTTAGCATGATTGTTAAGGCTGATACTTTAGACCATGCAAAGAAATTATATAAGCATGAGTTTATAAAAGACTTTGGATTTAACATTCTAAGTTGTGAGATCACAGGCAAAGAAATTTAATCTAAACACCACTAAACAAGCTCTTTAATTAGGGCTTTTAGTGGTATAAACTAACCATAAACAGAGGAAACAAAATTATGGAAACTTTTAATATTATAGTTAAATGTAAAACTGAAGAGGAAAGAGACATTGTTTTAGCTACACTTGACGAGGGCGTTGCCAATTCACAAGTGGAAACACTTATTGAACAAGGCATTGTCTCTTATCAAAGGCATGATGCAAATGTTTATTTTTCTGAAAATGAAGAACAACATTTCATGGAGAAAAAAAGAGTTATCATTTAACTTTAACCACCACTAAACAACCTCTTTTATTAGGGGTTTTAGTGGTATAAACAGGAGAAAAAAACATTATGAAAATAAGAAAAATACCAGATCAATTGCCAGAAGAGCAAATATATGGCTTTCAGTTATTACTAGGCAACAATAAGAATAATTATTTTTTTGCTAATAGTGAGTATTCAAAAGCTTTTGATATTTATATTTGTTTAGATTGGGCAAGTTTTAAATTCTATTGTAATTATGAAAAAGGAGAATACTTGGCTTTCAAACTAGGTATATTTAATTTTGGTTATACAAATTTGAATAGCCTTTTTGATGATTCTTATTATGAAAGCAATGATGCTTAACTTTAACCGAGGGTAAATAAAATTATGAATGAATACAAAATAGTTTTTTATAATCACAATATAAAAGAGGGTTATATTCAAGTCATTAACGGATTAAAAGCTAATAGCGATAATGATGCAATGGATATAATAAAAGATACTTGGAACATTTCTAAAAATTGGATTATTAGTACTAGTATTTTAAAATTAAATAGAGGATAATAAAACCATGATTAAATTATCAAAAGCTGGAAAAATGCCTTGTAGGTCTTGGAGTCTCCAAGCATTAGACACTTGTCCAGCTTCTAAAGATGCACAAGGGGAACTTGTTCCAGCTTGTAAGGGTTGTTATGCAGTAGGTGGAAACTATCGCTTTCCTACTGTTAAAGCCCCACGTGAACACAATAAGGAAGATTGGAAACGCCTTGAATGGGTTGATGATATGGTTGAAGAGTTAGATAATGATAGATATTTTCGCTGGTTTGATAGTGGGGATATGTACTCATTAAAGTTAGCACATAAAATATATGAAGTTTGCAAGTCTACACCTTGGACAAGACACTGGATACCTACAAGAATGCACAAGTTTAAAAAGTTTGAAAAGATTTTAAACAAGTTGAATGATCTTGATAATGTTGTAGTACGCTTATCAAGTGATGGAATCAACGGAGAGATCATAGACCATGCAAAATATTCTTCTACTATTATTCCGTTTGGAACTATTACAAGCATCAAAGCCATATGCAAAGCACCCGAGAACGAGGGTAAATGTGGCAAGTGTCGGTTATGTTGGTCTAAAGATGTGCCAGTGGTTGCATACATTGGACATGGTTCAAGTATGAAAAAGCAACAAAAGGAACTCATTCAAGCTGTAGTTATTTAGTTTCCCCTGTAAAAACTTCATAAAGTTTTATACCCCCTTAATTGGGGGTTTTTTTTGCCTATAATTCCCTATTATTTGACACCCTATACAAGGCTCTGAGCTGCTCTCTATTGCATTTTGTGGGTAAGGCATGGTCTAGTATTCAAAAACTTTTTAAATGCATTCTGTGAAAGTCAACACCTATTTAAAATAAAGTTAAAAAATTTTATAAACTATTGCACATTTAGATCAATTCCTGTATGAGATTGCAAGATAAAATAATTTAAAATAATTGCAGTTTGCTATTGACATTTAAAAATCTATAGTTTTTAATTAAGGAAGTTAATAAAAATATATAGGAGAAAATAAATTATGATGATTGATAAACACAAATTAATAGTGGCAGTTAAAAGTCTTTTACAAGAAGAAATGATAGAGCAAGAAGAAGTGCCAATTATTAAATCTTATATAGATAACAATGACTATGTAAATCTATATGGCAAGTTGAAGTGGGAATTAGCAGATAGTGATATTTACTACAACGGAAAAATTAATTACTAATGGATGCACTAACTAAAAAATTATACAATGACTATGTACATAGAGAGATTGTCAGAACCTACAATCAAAAGTTGAGCAAGTCAGAGATGAGAAAGATTTTAAAAGATTGCGAAACCTTGGCAAGGAATATGACAAGGAGAAAGCATTATGTTAATTGATCTTTTAATAGTTGCATATCTGGGTGGATGTGCTACACTTATAATAAAAATAGCTTAACAGCTAGGGAGAAAATAGAAATGACAACTAAAATATTTACAGATAGAAAAGAACTACCTTACATAAGAACCAATAAAAGAGTATTTAAACATTTTAATATTCTTGGGGTGAAGTTTAGGGTGGCTATCAAAGAGAGAGCCTATCGTAGAAAGAACTTTAATGTGATGTCTAAAAGAACTTACTTAACTAAGAATATTTATTATACTGATATGGGTATCTCTTATGATGGGGTGGATAGTAAACTTTATACACTTTATTGGAGGTAGTATGATTGATGCAGAAGATAACAATGCACAACAGTTAGAGAGACTCTTTGATGAGTGTGTAGATGAGGGTATGAGTTTTGAGGATGCAGAGATTGAAGCCTACAGGCGATACGAGGAACAAGGAATATGAATAGAGCAGAAGAACTAGAAAGACTAGAGAAAGAACTAGACTTTATAAGAGATTTAAACGCTGTAATAAATGCACGTTTACAAACTTGTAGAGAAGATGTTAACGCTTTGATAGGAGAAGATGAAGATGAGGGGTTGTAATTTAACAGGAGGTATGTTAAGATAGTTTTGTAGTTAGGAGTGAGCCTTTGTAAAATCCTTTACACTTATGTCGGCATTGTTTCGTCA